CCCGCTGGGCGGAAGCGCATCAACTTATCTGTAACTGGACCGATAACAGTCTTTGGCTCATATGAAACAGCCTCAACAAGAGCCTGCTTACCAAGGAGTACAGTTGCGTAAACCTTAGATGTTCCTGAACCTGAGATTGACTCAGCACGTGGTGTTTCGATGTAACGAACCTGGTCGTAGATACCGATTTCACCATTCCATAGGTTGGCAACGCCAGCCTCTGTGTAGGTGTGTGGTAGCTGCCATGAAACGTTTCCAGCTGTTGCTGCTTCTGAACGAAGGTCGAAAGACACATCTGGGTGAATCAGTGCTGTGTAGAATCCACCATCACGTGGCTGAACAGATGCACCACGAAGCTTTGCTACACCCTTGCGAGCAAGTGCTGCAGAGATGTATGGAGCTGAAGTTGAAGCAGATACGTTCTCACCGTTGATGGTTGTTTCATCAGCTGATGCTGTACCTGTGTAGCGCATTGTTGCAAGTGATGTTAGCTTCTGCCATACAAGTGAATCCAAAGAATCGCGCATGTTGAAAGACAACATGTCTGCGACTGCTGGGTCAATTGCTGATAGAGACTCAAGAGCAAGACGCTCAGTTGTGATTACAGCATTGCCGTACTCATCTACAACTACGTTCACCTTGTCGGTGTTTGATAATGTAACTGCATCTGGGTCTTGTGTTTGAGTTAGTGCTGTAGTAGCACGTGATAGGTCCTTGTAGACCTGGAATACGACAGTGTTGCCTGGGTTTGTTACATCGACAGGGCGCTTGTCCGCAAACTTGCGGAACATTGGCTCCGAACGAAGGTTAAACTCAATCAGCTTGTCATACGAGGTTTGAATCAAGTTCGACAACGTTGAGGTTGTCGTACTCGTTGCTGGTGTAGTAGGCATGATTTCCTTCTATTAGGGGTTTATGTGGACTATATGTCAGCCTTGGATGATTTTCATTAACTCTTCTTTGGAACCGACATTGTTAATACGTGATTGCAAGTCTTGTCCAATATAAGGGTCAACATCTCCATCTTCGAAGTTTGACATTCGCTCATATTCTTGAGCATCTGGGGAGGCTTCCCCTCCCTCTTCAACGGCTTCGATACCGAAGGCATCGCCGTATTCGTTCAACCATTCAGCAATCGCATCCGCGTCGGCTTCGACTTCAGATGGTATGAACTGAGCGATTCTTGGGTTTAACCCGAATGATTCTAGGATTTCTCCGACTGATGCTTCATGACTATAAGTCGTGAACTCTTCAATAAGCGATTCTTTTTCCTTCAGTTGTTTCTGAAGTCCATCGATTTGCTTACGAAGTTTCTTGACTAAGTCAGTACCGCTGTAGTCGTCGTCTTCTTCGATATCGTATTCGTAGTTGTCTGCCATTGCTTTTTCTCCCTATTAGTTAGTTGGAACCCTCATCGGGTTTGCACCACACGTACTCCTCACCAGGGGTAGTGATTCGTAGACGTGATGACTTCCAGACTTATACACATCACCAGGGCTGGACGGTCTGGGACGGAACTTAATTAAACGTCTGGATTAGTCAGACGTCTTGATAGACTTCCTCGGTCTATAGCGCTGCGTTGTGAGAACTTAGCGCGTTCGCGTGAAGCAAGCTTCTTAGTTTTGAGCGCGACTTCTGTTCCACCAGCAAGGGCAAGTTGCTGACGAGTCAAGTCTTCTTGACCCGCCTTCTCGCCGTATAGACCCATCAAACGCGCATAGTCTTGTTGGTTACGAGCTGTGGTTTGGAATGCTTCTTCGGCACCAGCTGCTTTACCAGCAGTAGTAATCTCCTCAGCAAATGCCTTGGTTGCACCACCAGTAATTCCTGCACGAAGTGCAGCACCACCAACTTCAGTAGCTGTGTACATCTTCTGCGCTTCTGGTGTTGAATAAACAAATCGCTTGTCAATAGCTCTAAATGCTTTGTCCTTATCAAGAAGATAAGCAACCATGTCGGAATCGGTAAGACCGTAGTAATCTTTTAGCGCCTTCTTAACGTTTGCATCAGCGGTTTGCAACACATTCTTTGCAATAGTAACGCGGTCTTTTAACTCATCTGGACTTATCGCGTTAGCGATAAGATTGGTAAAGTCATTAAGTTCGTTATAGAAATCGGTTGGTAGTCCAGCGCTTTGCATATATTGCTTGTAAGTTCTTTCTGTTTCAATATATTCACGTGGATTTAGAACTCTATCTCCTGGCAATCCCTTGCCAGACGCCATACGGTCACGGATAGTTTTGTTTGCAGCAAACCGTGTATTGTAAGCATCGCTACTATAAATTGCTGTTAGGACTTGGTCCTCAGTTGGCATGATGTTATCGGCGTATACTTTATCGATAGACGCAACCATTGATTTAATTAAATCTTCACCAAGACCAAGGTCTTGGAACATTCTCATTACTGAGTCACGAGCGCCAAAGTCTTTGTAAGAATCAATAACCTTACCTACTGAACCGTCGGACATGACCTCAACGGTTTCAACAATTCCGCCAGCTTTACGTACAGTACGTACGCCAACCACCTTTGGCTTAGCAGCGTCAGCTGCTGCTTTAGTTGCAGCATCTGTTTGTAGCTTTACCAGTTCTGCAATCTGCTTGGTAAGTGCTTCTACTTGTGCGTTTACTGCAGCAAAAGCAGGATTGCTTGTATTGGCTGTGCTTGTATTTGCTGCACTGGTATTTGCTGCACTGGTACTAACGACACTTGTATCCGCTGTGCTGGTATTGACTGCAGTTCCAACTTTACCGTCAATATAATTTTGACCGTTGTATTCGCCTGTATATGGTTTACCCTTAAGCATGAGAATACCGTTGACAGTAGTAAACCCATCACCACCTGGTGTTTCTACAACCTTACCATCTACGTAGTTTTTACCATCGAACTCGCCAGTCCATAGCGAACCGTTGAAATAGACAAGTCCATTTTGTTCGAAGAAACCATCTACGCCTTGTGGGAAACTACTGGTGACTTCGCTGGTTCCAGTGACTGTAGTTGTTGATGTGCCAGTAACCGTTGCTGTTGTTGTGTCAGTAGGAGTAACAGTTGGCGTACCAACAGTTGGTGGTATTAAGCCAATAGCTTCTGCTTCTGCATCGTTAAGGGGAATTCCTAATGCTTGTTTTCTTCCTGCAGTTGCCACCAAAGTTGGGTCTGCTGTAACGGTTGGTGTTGGTGTCGTTGTGTTAGCTGGGATGATTGTGCCACCAACAATAGTTCCACCATCTATTTGCAATGTTCTTTGAGTATTATATTTTGCATTTAATGCTTCTGCTTTAGCAGCAGCTTGCGCTGCTTGCTTAGCTAACGCTGCTAAACGTGCCTTCTCTGCAGATGCTTTAGCTTTAGCTGCTGCTTCTGCAGCTAACCTTGCCTTGATTCCTGCAGCATCAGCTTGCCCTTTATAGAAATTCTGCAATGCAATTGTAAGGGTGTCTACAGTGCTAGAGCTGGTATAAAATCCTTCTCCGCCACCGTCAGTCATATATCTTGTAGATATCATATTTACCCCATGAATCCAAAGTCTTGAAGAATGCGACTTGCAATTCTTGTCTTCTCTTCTTTTGCGTTTTGAGTTAAGTCCCACTTAGAACTACGACGTGCCATCTTCTTTGCATCAAACAAATTAATTGGAGCTACATTTCCCTTTTCATCTGTTGCGTTTAAAGCGCGTTGTACGTACTCATCGTTAAGGTCAATTGAATCTGCATCTGTTTCCCAGACAGTAGCCATAGCCTGCAGCCATGGGTCTGCTGCTTGACGAAGGGTTTGACCCTGGTCAATAAGGTTTGCCAAGCCAGGAGCAAATGACTTTGCTCGCGCCTGTAGCGCATCATCAACTTGTTGTGGGTTCAATGTTCCACCAACAAGACCTTTCATGCTAGTTTCAAACCAGTTGGTGAATCCAGCGTTAGACATAGTCTGTGGGTATCCATAGTCCCAAGCCTGCTTGTAGAGACTCTGTGCAAGAGTCTCAAGGTTTCCACTTAGCTTTGTGTAAACAACTCGGTCACCAATTTTATCGTTCTTGCTAAAGTCAATTGCGCCAGCCATAAGCTTGTTAATGTAGTCAGCATCATAGCGAACCACCTTGCCGTCTTTAATAACAGCTTGTTTCATCATTTGTTCCGCATAAGTAATTGCATCCGATGCGCTAATTGCCAGTCCGTTAGCTGCAAACTTCTTAACAATCTCACTGGCGTTTAGCTGCAAATCTGCAGCAAACTGTCCAGGGTTTGTAGTTTTGGCATATTCAAATGTACGTTGTGTATCTGTCTGGTTCAACCACCAAGATGTTCCCTTAATTAATTGCTCTTGCATATAAGGGTCTTCAATCATTGGCTCGCCGTTAGCACCAAGAATCTTATTAAGAACTTCTTGTAGGCTTGGGTCTGCAGCAATAACCGATGCAGCAATACTAAACTTTGCTTGCAACTGAGCCAAGGAGAAAGTATCTTTAGTCTGAGCCGAGGTTGTACTTAACGTTGCTGGGTCTGTAACAATCTTCGAACCAGCTGGTATGATTGGCTCTTCGGTTTCTTTTGGAAGGTCAGCACCAGTTTCGCTTGACATGTTTCCTTTATTAAGTTTGTCAACCTTAGCCTGAGCTTGAAGCTTTTGCTTTTCTAGTGCAGCAAGACGCGCTTTTTCAGCTGCATCTTTTACAGATGTAGAACTTTTTGTATCCCCGACGGGGATAACAATCTTCTGGTTTACACGGATAAGATTAGGATTAGTAATCTTTGGATTAACTGCAAGAATCTTTGCTACAGTAGTTTTGTTGGCTTTAGCCAACGCACTAAGCGTATCGCCCTTTTTGACCGTAACGGTTTTGTTTGCCATTACTGAACGACCTTTCCAATTGCTGTCTTATCCGAACCGATTAATCCTTCAACCAGTCTTAAAAAGTTTTTTACTGCAAACGACTCTGCATAATCAGGCAAACTGCGAGCAAAGTTCTGTGCAAAAAGTGTTGGGTCAAATCCTGTTGATTGTGTAGCGTTTGTAACCGTATTGCTTACGCCACTAGCGCCAGACCCTGTAACTGTAGTCTTGCTTGTGTTTTCATAAACAGATGGCTCAAGCGCTGCTTTAGCATTAACTGCCTTGAGGTAAGCAGCAGTTTCAACAGATGATGCTGTACGACCAAGCTCTGAAACAACCGCCTTGTTGGCATCAGCAGCAGCGCCTGAAGCGCTGTACTTTGTTGTTGTGGTTACCTTGCTTTTGCTTGTTGCTGGAGCCTTGGCTCCTGTCTTGTCAGCGTAATCTGCTGCAGACATACCAGAAGATAGGTACAATGCTGGGTCGCCTTTAGAACCAGACCCTGGAGCTTGTGTCCAAGCTACTGCATCTGCCCAAACATCATTGTACTTAGACTTTGGAATACCAGCTTTAGCTAGCATGCCAATAAAGTTATCGTAATATGTACGAGAAGGTGTTCCCTTTGCTGCCTTTGGTGCAGTAAACTTAAACCAATCTTTTGCTTGAGTAGCATCTACTCCGCTTTTAATACCAGGAAGTAAGATAGGTGGCGTATCCAACGGTTCAACTTTTGGCGTTTGGGCTTGCTGCCAAGCAGCGTAGTCCGCCTTGTATGAAGCTTTACCAGCGCTGGTTTTTGGGTATGTATTTATATTTGGCGCAGGGTCACCCTTTTTATACTTCTTAGCCATTTGTCACCGTGAATTCTGTACTTAGTTGAGGCATGTTGTTTAACCATCTGTATGAAAAAGCAGCAAACTCTTCAGATGCTGTCTGCAAGAAGTCGTAATGAAACTGGGCAAACTGCTGCTTTAGTTGCAACTTACGACTGTCCGTATTGTTCTGTGCATCATAGGCTTTGTTGAAAGCTTTAGCTTCTTCAAGCCAGTATGCTATTTCTTCCCACTTGGAACTTCCCTTGTTGAAAGAATATGTTCTCCAGTTTGTATCATCTACAATCTTTTGAATAGATGGAATCGTTGCATCCCAGTACTCATCATTTATGTTTTTACGTTCGGTTACCCATGATGGGAAGTCTTCTTTAACTGCATCAACCATCTTGTCAAACTCGCGTTTGATTCCGCTTCGTTCGTACATAGCATCATAGGTAGAACCAATACCGTATTCAGCCATCTTGGCATCGCGCCATTCCTGAGCCTTTTGGTATTCAAACCATCCGCGTCGAGCCTCGACGCTTTTAGCTACTTCTTCCTTGGTCTTCTTCTGTGTGATTGGAGTGCCATACCCAGGGAAACCAAGCTTCTTGAAGATTGCAGCAACCTCAGTTGAATACTCAGAGCTGCTCGACAAGTCGCCGTAACCAGATGAAAGCATTGCTGCGTACTTTGTGTTTGCTCGACCAAGCTTGGCAATTAACTCTGGGTTCTTGCGAAGCACAGCCAAGTCATCCATAGTTGTTGCAAGACCTGAGATGTTCTTTTGGTTAGAACCAATAAGAGCAATGGCATCTACGCCCCACTCTTCAGCAAATATCTTATCTGCCATCTGGTAATCTCCGCCTGTGGCGTCAACCAAATCTGCATACCATGCAGTTGCTGACCGTGTAACAGGGTCGAATGATGTAGCAATTGGTAGAGAGAACTGCACGACTGAACGAATAAAGGACATTACTCCAGCAGATTTAGCTGCTGTCTCCATGGTAGGTGGCTCGCCTACGCGACCGTTTCTATCCCACTGGGAGTATGCAACTTTAAACTGAGTAAAGGTTTCATCTAGGAATCTGTCATCTCTAAACAAACCGCTACCAGCTAACGCTGACTTCATGTAACCAGGAATGATTGTGTTGGCTGCAGTTTCTACGAAACCGCCACCTTCTTGTGGGTATCCGCCGTAAAGTACGCTTGACTCATAGACATCATCACCAAGTGCGCTACGTAAACCTTTGGCAACCTCTTCGCCGTAGATTTTCCATGGACCAACTCCAAGACCATTCTTAACTATCTCGGAGATTGCGATACCACCGAACCAAGATACAGATGGGTCAGCAACCATAAACTCTAGCTGCTTTGGATTCCAACGGATTCCGCCACCACGAGAGTCTGTGTAAGGCTTAAGTGCATCTTGAGCCCATCCTGGCAACTTGTTACCAAAAGGTAGTGGGTACTTTACAGAAACCTGTGTTCCTTTAGGAACATCCTTGATGCTCTTGTAAGTGTTTCCATCTTTATCTTCATACGCTTCAAAATTATCAAATGCTGTCTGAATACTATTGTACCAGTACGCATTCATTGGGTTACGAGCCAGTAGGCGAAGGGCTACAGCTTGTGAGTTGAAGAATGCTAGAGGAAAGGACATTGCATAACGTGCTACGTACATACCATTGGTAAGACGACGTGAAGAGTAAAGTGTTTCCTCAACACGTCCTAGCGCTTTACGATATGCAGCCTGACGGATTTCATTATTAACAACCGCATCGGATACGTCTATGCCAGCACGTTCTGCTGCATCCACCATCGTCTTCATTTCTTGACGAGTGTATGTAAGGAACAGCGGATTACGTACAAGTTTATTTTCTGACGCAGATAAGATTCTCCATGCTGCATCTGTAAACCCTTGAACCCTGGCTAAGCCACGTTCCATGTTATTTAAATCGTTAAGTTTAAGACTTGGTCCATCAATTGTATCTGGAAGCTCTGGCTTGCCATAGAGGATTGAGTCAACTTCGTCGACAGATACATCACGAGCAAGGATTGTTGAACGCAATCCTTCATCTGGATACATCTGGAAAAGCTTGTCTCTAGTTGTATCAATCCAAGTTGCAAACCCATCGCGGTCAATCTCTTTACCAAAACGACTTTGCATACGTAGTCGGTACTCTTTACCTGCTGGGCTATAAAGCCACTTAAGAATACTTGCTGTTGATTCATCACGCATCATCATGCCGAGAGGCAAGTCAATTTCGTTACGAATCTGACGATTAGCAATATGAGCTAAAGCATTCATATACTCTGCTCGGTCTGCTCGGTTAATCTTTACAAAGCGAGTTCCGTCTGCTTGAAGACGACGAGAGATTTGTGATTGCATAGCTGTTGAAAGAAAGTTTTGTGCTGAGTCAACCTCAGCCATGTAAGCACCAACACCACGGATGTTAGGGTCTGCAAGACCATCAATTGTATATTCTTTACCGCTTGAACTTACAATAACATCTTGCTCTTGACCAATACGTTTCTTGCCAGCTTTTAGTTCCTGACGACTTGTTTCGTAATCAACCCAGTCTTTACGGTTCTTGTCAATTAATTTTGCATAACCGTTAACCATGTCAGCACTAAGAGAAAGTTCATCATCTGCTTTTGTTAGTGCAACACGTGCCTCATATAAAGCATCCTCTGCTGCATATAGTGCAGCCTGTGCTTTAGCAGAATTAGCGCCAGTTGCTTTATTAGCACGAGCTAGTGCTTTATCACGAGCAGCTTCAAACTTAAGATAACTCTTATTGGCTTCATCATAAACTGATTGAGCTTTTTCCCAAGCAGCAACCTTTGGTTCCATCTCAGCTCGATACTTTTCAATTTCGAACTTTGCAGCTTTGGCACGTTTACGTGCCTTGGCTTGTGGGCTACCAGGTTTAAATCGTTTCAATGACTCACCGAGTAAGCTTGAGTTATACGCAACATTCTCCATTGCTGGAGCAGCATTACGAATCAAAGCTGTTGACTCAAGCGCCATAGTGGCGCGAGCAAATGGGTCGACCATTGAGTTCTTTGGGATATATGCAAGACGAAGCAAGTTAAGGTTTGAGAAAACCATGTTAGCTAGGTCTAAGAATTCTCCAGTATTCATTGCTGTCTTGGATACTAATGCACCACGATACTGACCTGCAGTGACTTTAGTTCCCTTGCCAGCAGCACGACGAGCGTTGAGGATTACCTCAATCTCAAGTCTGCGGAAGTCAAGCATTGGAATAATACTTGCTTCGTTTGATACTGAAATAAAATTTTGTACGTTGATTGAACCATCAACGTCTGGAATAATTCCGTTCTTGACCGCATATTGTTTCAATGATGAACGTGAGTCGGCTGTCTTTGTTTGCCATTGTTTAATCTGGTCGATAGCATCTTTAGGTGCTCGGATACCTTGAAGGTCTGTTACGCCATAGAACTTAGCTAGGCGAGTCATAACAATCTCTTCAATTTGACCTAACGCAATAGCGCGTTGTGTGTCATCCTGTGCTCTAAGAAACTTGGAAACCATGGCACGTTTGAACTCAGCACCTGATGGACCGCTTAAAAACTGCAAACGGTTTAAGTCTGATAGCAAGTCACCTGACGCCTCAAATTGGCGTGGGTTGGAAATGTTAATCATTCCCTGTGGGCGACCTGAACCAGTCCATGCAATCGTACGTACGACGCGGTCGTACATGTTTGATTGGTAAACCTGTGTCTTCCAACTTTCGCCACCATCGGCACCAAACATCTTAAGGTCACCGTATTGTGACTGAAGTTGAATCTTCTTCTTAGCTAGACTAAGTGATTCTAACGCAGCAAAACGACCTGGGCGGTAGCTTTCAATGTTTACTCCGCGTGGTGCATTATTTGCAAACTCTTCTAATGCTCGTGCAAGCTTAGGGTCTTGTGCTTTCTTTGCATCGAGAATGCGCTGCATTCTTGATGTCATCTTTGGTGTTAAAAATTCTTTACCAACATCAGACCAATCAGCAATTGGTGAAGTCTGGTCAATTCCATAATCATCTAGATGGTCTGCCTCTAGTGGCTTCTTGTCAAAAAAGCGAGTAAATGCTGCAGCGTCACCGCGTTCTGCTAGCAAGTAATCCGCTACATCGCGGTGGTTATCTAACCTAGATACAATAGTTGCTGTTCGATATGGGTTTGCTGTTTCGCTAATAAGTGGATTGGCAGCAATCTTAGTAATGTCTTTTTCTTTAACTGCATCATCTACTAATACGCTTAATCCGCTTTTAGTACGTTGAATATCTGGCAAAGCAGAATCAGCTACAATATCTTCTAGTTCACTGCGGAACTTATCCATGTCATCTGTTGTAACAATACGCTTTGGTCCAGCAATTTTCTTGCCAGTATAACGTAAAGTACCGCCAGCGCCTTTAGTTCCTAGCGCTGCTAGTACTAAATCCGTAGAGCCAGACGCAATGATTCCTGCCCATTCATCTCTGAATGCTCTGTCTCGTTGCTTATCGTTAAAGATGTCAAAGTCTTTATCAAGGAACGTTGCATTAGTTGCAGGACCAAGTACTGGCGATGCAAGTTGACCGACACCACCAGCTAAGGCTTGACCCATAGAAATCTTTTCGGATTGCTTTTTAGCAAAACGGAAAGATTCAATGATGTTACCTTTGCCAGCAGCCATAGCTTGTGGCGTAAGTAAAGCAGTAGACGTACCTTGAGTAAGTGGCTTGACAACACGCTCACCAAAAGTTTCTAGTACGCGCATTGCTGGGTTAATTACAGCACCAAGAAAAGGCTTCTTTGAGCCTGACTCAATTGCTCCCATTACCTTTGGTACGATTGCAGCTTCTGCTTTTCCTACCTTGGTATTGTCTGTTTGCTTTTTAAAATCATCTACCTTAGAGGTCTTGACCTTAGAAGGCTGCTCAGCGTAACGTGGGTCATTCCACCATTCCGTCATTGACACTTGGCGCAGCCTCCTTCTTCATGGTCAACTCTTCTAATAAGGCAAGTCGGTCATCGTCTGTTGGGAATGGCATTTTTGCAATATCCCAAGCAAGAGGAGCCAAGTCAAAGCCAAGATACTCAAGGTTCTGTTCGAACTTCTTGAGTGCTTTCATTCGCTCTGACTCCTTAAATATCTAACAAATGCTTTCATCGTTCCGCTTGATTCTGGTGAATCAGCATAACGAACCATTAATGGCATAAATTTCGCAATCTTACTTAGGTCATCTAGTTGAGAATCAACTGGTGACTTCATATTAAGAATGCTGCTACCTGGACCTGGACCAGCGTCAACACCTGCAGTAACAGGTTCATCTGGTCTGCGTGTTGGTGCTGTTAGCGGAACTGCTTCCGCTAATGAGCTAGGTGCCTTTGCCATTGGTGCGCCTGCTTGTTCTGCTTGGAATTGCTTTTGCTCACCGTAAGCAGCATCTGGCAATCTTTTGGCTCCTTGGATATCTGTTCGCTTTGCGAACTTACCAGGACCCGAAGGCTGCATCATTGACATTGTTTAACCTATTTCTTCTTAGGAATATTTACCTTTGTTCCAGCCCAAATCATTGCGCCCTTCTTATACTTAGGTGTCTTCATAATATAAGGATTGGCTTTTTTGATTTCGGACATACTTACACCAGCAGTTTTAGCAATGTTTTCTAACACATCGCCTCTCTTGACTGTGTACTTAGTGGTAGAGCCACCAGCACCAACAGATGGTTTAGGAGCTGTACCTACCGCTGGACGTGTTTTAGAACCAGCTTTATATGCTGCAGTTCCTGGTACTAGGCTTTCTCCGCCTTTACCATAACGTAGTTGCTTGGTTTGCTTTTCTTTCTTAGCAATCTTTTTATTAAGTTCATCCATGCGTTGACGACGAGTTTTGCCAACAAGACCCATAGTTGCAAGATTAGCAAGGTTACTTGCTTGTGTTGCAGCACCTTCTTTAGCTGACATTGGCTTATCGCCTAGCTTTGCTTTAAGACGATTAATTTCGCCGAGGTCTTTGAACGTTGAACCTTTGCCTGCTGAAATAACTTCTCCAGCAACCATTGCCAATGGGAACTTCTTAGCTACAAACTTGGCTGCACGAACTGTACGTGAACTCTTCTTAGCAACCTTTGGTGTCTTACCTTCTGGCTTAGCAGTTGCCTTAGCCTTTTCGGCTTGAGGTGTTTGTGTCTTTCCCTTAGCTGAATTGGCAAGAGCCTTGTTCTTTGCAGCGACACGTGCCTTAGCCTCTTCAAGACCTTTAGCTTCATTACGCTTTAAATCAGCAAGCGTTACACGCTTAGGAGTTTTTGCTTCTGGCTTAGATGCTGTTTTAACTGCTGGCTTATCTGCTGGTTTGGTCGCAGTAGATGTAGCTGGTTTAGCGCTTGGCTTATTTGCATTCCAGTTCTTGCGCTGTTCTGGTGTCATCTTTGCCCATGCTGCTTTATTAGCAGCAGACTTAGTTGACTTTGCTACCTTCTTTGGAGTTTCAGTGGTTGCTTTAGCTGCTTCTGCTACAGTTTTAGCAGGCTTAGCTTTAGCTTTCTTTGGAGCAACCTTCTTGGTTGCTTCTTTCTTTACGATTGACTTTTTAGGTGCTTCTGCTTCCGCAGGAGTAGCCTTCTTGCCACCGTATTCACCAAACTCTTCACGCATTGATTCGCGGAACTTCTCAAGTTCTGCTGTGCGACGTGCTTTAAACTCAGAATTGCTGAGATATGCGTTCTTGCCAAGCTCAGACTTAGCAGTCTTTCTTACTTCATCAGCAATTTGCTTGTCTTCCAAGCTAATCTTTAGCTTAGGGTCACGTTTTGTTGCTTGCTTCTTACCAGGAAATGCTGCTTTAGCAGCAGGTTTGGCAGCCTGTTTTGCCTGCCGATACTTTCGTGTGGTTGCCTTCTTGGCTGCCATAGTTATTCCTTACTTAAGCTTGTTCTTGCTACCCTTGATGGTCTTAGGTGCCTTTGGCTGTTGAACCTGACCTAGACCGACACCCTTGCCTGCTGGCTTCTTGCCCATGATTGCTGAGCCTGTTGGTGCCTTTGCCATCTTTCCTTGCTTTCCGAACATTTTTTCTCCTTGTTATGCTGGTATTTGACGAGTTACTCTTGCTGCTAGGTTGGGATTACCTCCACCAGTTAGACCTGCAAGAAGTTCTTGCATTGGTGGTCGTTCTTGTGGGAAGTTTGGCATTGCGCCACCCATACCCTGTTCAGGACCTGCGCCCATTTCTGGTGCTCCTGGCATCTGAGGTTGTGTTGGTGCTGGTTCTGGCTTGAACGCTTTAGCAACCGCGTCTTCTAGCGGTGTACCTTTCTTGCGTTCATCAATAACTGCAGCCATCTTTTCAACAATCTTCATTGGGTCTTGACCTTGCATTACCATTTGTGGAATTGCTTGAGCCATTGATGCAACAGACGCCTTAAGGGAGTCACGCATCTCTTCAATGTCAATTGCTCGCTCTTCTTCTCCAGCATTGAGCGAAATCGGTAGATTGCGACGTAGCATTCCGCGTGAGATTAGCTTGTCGCCACGTGCTTGCAGACCCCATACGAGTGCTCGGTTAGGGTCTAGACCTGCCATTAGTCCATATTCAACTGTAACTCCGTAGTTACCATTGATGTCAGCTGATGGTTTGTACTTTAATTTGTATGGAACTCCATTTGCTGTAGCAGATACTTCACGTGTTACTTCTGGGAAGAACGCTTCATCTGTAGCAAGTGCAAGTGAAATTGCTTGACCAATTGCTTCGCCAAGCACTGACTGAATAACTTTAATTTGTGAATCGAATCCAGCCATAAGTGCCTTAACACCTTGACCAGTAACGATAGAACCTTCAGCTTGACCTGCACGAGCTTGTGGGAAGCGAGTGCCAAGCTTCATTTCATCTGCTAAAACATTATTCTCAGCAAAAGCGAATTGAGGTACGTCCAGATTGATACGACGAATTTTCTCAGGGGAGTTAGAACGAATAACTGAATCAGGACCAACGGAAAGCTGAGTAACGTCAGTAGGCAAAGCAAGGGGAGCTTCGACAGATTTTTGAACAGCTTCCATCGTAAGGAGCGCGAGGCGAGCTTTAGCTGCGTAGACTGGCAGCACATCGTCGAATGAGCCCCTGACTTCTCCATCGAGCGAAGGACGCTGAGCAATTGCGACAGGGACCTTGCCAATCTTATTTGTCGTCTGAGCAAGAACAATTCCTCCACGTTCTGGAATGAACATGATAGTTTGTTTCTTATCCGTCCAACGTACAACTTCAAGAAGTTGATTGGTGTCTCCACGAGAGAACGCTCCCACCTGTAAAATTTGATTTGCGTACTCAGGGAACTGAGCTGCTAAATCTCCCGCCTTACGATAGTAAGAGCGAGCATAAACTTGGACTTCTCCAAATCTGTCGACGTCATAATAAGCACCCATGGAGTTCTCAACATGGATATGTGGACGTCGTTCTTTAAAGTTAGGTTCCACACGGAATACAACGAATCCGTATGTACCTAACTGGTCTGCGCCACGCAGTAGTTCCGTACCAAGTCGTGATGAAGCTACGTAGTAATTACAAATCTTCGTACGCTTGTCAGCTTTGGTACGCTGGGAATCATCGAGAGATGAATCTCCAGCAGCAGTAATGGTAGGTAGAACACCAGCTTGCTCAGATACATCACGAGCTACAACGTCAATAAGGTTAGCAATGATTGGTCGTGACCAAGTTCCTTCTGGGAACAAACCTTTAAACACTTGGTCTGCGTTGCCAGCACGAACCAATGCAACCTCGCGCATGCGCTTATCGCGCTCGGAGTTTCTAGCTTTTAATTGTTCAAAAGCTTGTACAAGTTCTTTCATGGAATCACAATCTCGCTATTCGCTGCGCTGCAGCTAAGTCATCTAAGTTGATGATGTACCTTGACTCAATCTCTGCACGAGGTGTGAATTCGTTTTTGAGGAAGTTAGGTACATTTGCTGAAGTAAGTAGAACATCACGGGCTACGATTTCACAGAACCATAACGCCATAACGGCGTCCATCTTTAGTCGCTTGCCCTGTACTCCTGGCTGCCAGGTTACAAGTTGTTCTATTAACTTTTTGATATGTTCATTTCTTGAAGAATCAGGCAGTTCAATCATGTTATCGTCTGCATGTTTCAAGTTGTTATTGTTGCCGTCTCGCTTAACTACGGTTCCAAATAACGGAGCCAGAGAGGCTACGCCGAACTCTGGGTCTTGCTTGTTATTACCTGTGTAATGTGGTCGGTAATTAATACCACGTGTGGCGAGGAAGTTTCGAATTTCCTCGTCCTGTGTTAAGAAAAGCTGAAATGCATTTGACTCAACAATGACCGTATGCGGTTTATACGCATCGGTCCATTCTTTTATCAAGGAGCGAATTGCTGCAGGTGTGGGGCTGCTCATGACGTGAACGTCCATGACATAGCGCTTGTGTGTTCTGCGGTCAACTGCGTAAGCTACAGCTGCGGTGTCTCCTGACATCGCTGGGTCTATACCGATAATGCGATAGAAGTTCTGTGCATTATCAGGATGTCCCGCTGCGCCTGCAACCAAAGCACCCGATTTTCTCATTCCGTTGACTGCGCCTCTGACGCATGTCGGGTCGAAGATTGCATTCTCCGCGATATCGAGGTTCTGGTAAACCAAGGACCACTTGGAAGGACCAGCCTCGTTGCGAACCGCCGTTAAGCGTTCGCCTGTCCATCGGTCAAAGTAACCATTCTCGTCAGGCACGTCAGTGTCTGTGAGGGGTTGCTCAGATTTAGCCCAAAGGGTTTTCCAATCCTTTGGATTGTCAGCGTATTCAAGTACTGCTGGCATGGACAAATATGACCACGGAAGGACGCCATCCGTGTAATGCTGTGGGTTACGAAGTTCTTTATATAAGTCAACTGCTGATACGCGAGTACCAACAACAAGAAGCTGCCCACCACCTGGTGGGAGGCGGGAGGCAACTTCCTGTCGAATCCATTCTTGCTGCTTAGCCCATTCATTGGCGTTCGACAACGTCACCACGTCGTCTAGGACGATTAAGTCTGCACGTGCTCCATAGACTTGACCGCCCATACCGATAGCTTCGACGGTTGGGTCTTTAGCGTCGTTGTCGCGGATATCTCCGCCAAGGTAAATCTTGTTAGCCGACCACTGGTCGGCGGTTGCTTTGTAACCATCTGCTGGTCCGAAAGCTGCCTGTAGGTCAGCGTACCGAGGATGTGTCAGTCGCTGCTTGATAGCGTAAAGAAACTTCTTAGCCTGCTCTTGGGTTTTCGAAATTACGATAACCGAGATGTTAGGGTTCTTGACGATACGGTAGGTCACGTAGTTAATCGTGATGGTCATGGTCTTGGCGTGGTTTGGTGGGACGTTTACCAACAAACGTGACAGACCGCCTGCGCCTTTTTCGTATGTCATCGCGGGGTGAACCCAGCGGGGTTCCCGACCTTCTAGCATATCGACCACGTTAAGCATGTGGTCCCAAACTTTGGCACCAAGATACTTCTCGGAGAACTCGGCGAAATCTGAAAGATTCGTCCGAGCATCTTCTGCCAAATCGGCTGTTCTAAACCGAGCATTATCTATAAAGGCAGCGAAGCCTTGAGCTTCGCGCCGTTGGGTGTCATACCAAGAACGGCTTCTACCAATAACCTTTAGAGCATCGGCTATGGTGCGCCCTTGGCGTACCAAGTCGATGAGTTCTTTACGAGCCTCTTCGGGGGTTAGGTTTCTTTCCAAGTCATCTCCAGTACCTGTAGGGGTCTACAAGAGGATAGACAGAGGTATCCCCACATAAGCATATTTACCAATCAAAGCAGGCGTTAAGCCTGCGTTTAAGGCTCAGTGGAACTTCGCCTTTATACTTATATAGGGGTCTAGAGAGTCGGCGTGTCTCAATAGCTTTTGGTAAATATTTTTAATTATTTTATATAACCGCAGGTCAGAGCCTGGTTCTGGTGAAAATATTTTTGATGAT